CGCAGGCTCCCATGTCTCGCTTGAATCAGCGACGATATGCGCGGCTGAGGTGTATCGAAACTCGGCGGCCCCGGTGACAAACAGAAACCGATACTCTGGGTCGCCGTCCTGTACAGAATACTCTGAGGCGTCGTAGCTCATGGTACAGGGATCTCAATGCATGGGACGGATACAGACACCCCAGCCACGGCCATATGCTGCAGCTCGATGCGGTCGGCATCAAACCGTGCGCAGCGGAACTCGCTGATGCGCTTGATATTTGCCAGAGCGACAGATAGGGCTGAATCGATGGTCATGTTGATTGTGCTTCTGCCGCCGACTGGCGTGCCTGCTGACAATAGGGTGACGCGCCTGTAGTAGCTGGTGCCGTTGGTGCCTGTTACATCAATATCAAACGGGACAGCCCTGTCGATCAGCCCGTCCACGGCAAACACTTTGACGGTCGTGCCACTGATCGATGCGGCGGGCTCGAAGTCATTGCCACGACTGGACAGCCAGAATGCCTTTTGCTTGCCGCGGCGCGAATGAATCCACTGTCGAAGCGCATAGATATCCGCGCGCGTGGTTTCGTGCCAGCGCATCGTAAATTGCATATCGGGGATTGATCGCTGTCTGAGGTAGTCAGGGATGCCGGTCATGTTATCGAATGCCGATAATGGCCAGCTCAGCGAATCATCCAGCGTGCCATCACCCAGGACCGGGCAGGACGGGACAATATCGTGACCTCTGTACTGCGCGTAGGTCGATGCGCCCAGGTCGGTATTTTCGTAAACCTGAAATGTCACGGATAGCTGATTGATCCGCGCCCCGACACGCTGCGCCCCTAATCCGTCCGGCATGTGAGCGGCCCACAGTGGCAGCAATCGTGCGTCTGTGTAGGTGTTTGCTACTGTGTCGAGCGTGATACCGCTTGAGTCAATAGTAATGCCCACCTGCTCGTATTTGCTCACTGATTCCCACAGCAGAGCGGTATCGCCCATATCCACGCTGGACAGGTCGGCAGAGACCGCCACAGACGCGCCAGAGGCAACGGCGCCGATGCGGGTACTCTGGCCCCAGTCAGGCACCAGAAAGCCAGTACCACCCATAGCGTCACGCACCAGCGTGCGTGCGGCTGAGTAATCGTAATCATAGCGCACATGCTCCATGATGAACGACCGGCGCGGCGCGATTCTCATAGCGATGCGCTGTTCGGCAGATTTCGCCCGCAGCACGTCGGTCATCCACTCCAGCGATTCGATCATCCCGTCACGCGGCGGGAACGGCCATATCTTCATACGGACAAAGATCGAATAACGCGCGCATTGCGGCGCACGGCGTTCATAATGACCTCTTCGCCTGGATCAGATCCCATGTATTCACCGATCACTGAGGTGTCAAACGCATTCACAATCCGCAGGTTGCGGCCTGACTGCTCCCGCTCGCCCATTGAGGACTGTACCTCGGTCAATGTCTTGTCCAGCTTGGCAGAGGTTTTGGCAGTCGTGACGCGCTCGCCTTTTTCGAGGTTCCACGTGCCGGATTTCGGGATAGAGTCGATACCGTCATGGGCCTGGCCGGCAATGCTCACTGACTGAATGGTGCCGATGATCGAGGCGGTGGCTGCGGCGACGGACGCCATGGCCGCGAGGTTGGCCGGGAACGGATTTGCAGCGGCCTGTGCAATGCCTGTCTGTATTGCCACAATTGACCGGGCAATGGCTGCGGCTTTCTCAATGGCAAACATAGCCTTGTAGATGCCGGATTGCTTGCCAGCAAATGTCGCTGTGATCTCTGACAGGTTGCCGAACAGATCCTCGGTGGCTGCCAGTGACGCCTGCTGTCGTGCGCTCTCGATATTGGCCAACTTTTCTTCATGCTCTTGCTTTAGGGCAAGCTCCTGCTCGTCCCAGACGGCATTCAGGTCCGCCCGATCTGCGCGGAATCCCTCCAGCATTTCAAGCTGGGTTTTATACCAGTCTTCAAGTTGTGACTCGGCCTCATTTATTTTGCCAAGCTCACCAAAAGCTCCGCCGATCTCTGGCGCCAGCCCGCCGTAATCCGGCGCATCGACAAATGCCGCCGCCGCGATCCTGCCCGCCGTATCCTCGCGCTCTGCGCTGGTCAGCCCGGCGATTTTTTCCAGCACCGCAAATCGCTCGTTGAGCTGGTCTGTCAGCCGCTCTTCATCGGTACGCAGCTCACGCACGAGGGCCAGATAATCCTCATTTGCCTTGATCGCAGACAGCATCTCTTTCGATACTGTCCACTTTTTGCTGGTGACTACGATCTTTTCTAGCGCATGGGACGTGCCTTCAAGTGATTCTGTGTAGTTGTCTGCCGCTTTTCGCGCAGCAATGGTTTCCTCGGCGGCTACTTGGCCCGCCTCTTGAGCGCGGTCGTAAAAATCAAGAATGGCCTGCCCGGACAGCGGTTTATTGAGATTGTTTTGTATCCGCTCTTGCGCCTCAATTGACATCGCGTCTGCAAATTCAACGAGGTTTGCGACGCTTTCACGCGCCGTGCTCAAATCAAGTCCGGGTATTTTGTCCAGGGTTGAAAGCGCAAAACCCTGGACCCTGCCGATGACCTGTACCGCCTCGGAGCCCAACGTAACGATGCCGCTGATAATGGTATCAACGACTCGCCAAAATCCATCTGCGGCGTCAATCGCGAATGCAACGGCTTTGACTATATCGCGCGTCGTCTCCTGAACGACAGTCCCGAGTCCCCCGGCATCTTCGGCAGAGCGCAGGAATTCATTGCCAATAGCCCTGAGCGCAGGGGCAAGCTCTACCGTGAGTTGCTGTGAAATGCCGGGTATAAGCAGGCCAAATGTGCCCATCGCATCGTTGGCTTGCTCGATCTTTGCCGCGTCGACATCCGACAGGTTGAGCCCGAATATTTTTGTCTGACGTGCCGCCTCTGCAATCGTGTCCGGGTCCAGCATTTGTATTGCGGCTGCGCTGCGCGTGCCAAACAGGTCCGCCGCAACGGCTGCTCGCTCAGTGACAGATACATTTTCTTTGAGCGCCGTATTGATTGCGGAAATACGCTCATCGAGCGGGAGCGCGGCAATATCGTCCGCATTTAGTTTCAGTTTTGCCAGCGCGTCGGCCTGTGCGCCTATGCCCTGAGCCGCTTTGCCCAAATTGACATCCAGCGTCCGGCTAGCCACCTCTATCTGCTGCATGGACACGCCGGCCAGCTCGCCAGCCCGCCCCAGATCAGTCAGCGAGTCGTAGGTGGTGCGCAGCCGCTGCGCCATTTTTGCCTGCGCGTCGATAACCTCAAGCTGCCTCGATACCAGCGCCGATATACCAACAACTGCCGCAGCCGTGCCCGCAGCAAATGCAATGCTCATCGTCTTGGCATGCTTGGATATGTCGCTGGATGTCTTTTTAGACTTGCGCGAGGCTTTGTCCATGCCGGCTTCAAACCCGCCTACGCGTGCAACGAGGTCGAGCGTCAGAGCCCCCAGTGATTTGCGTGCCATGCTATATCCCGCTATCCATCATTTTTAACCGCCCTTGATGTCAGAAACGCAAAAGCCTCCTGAATGCTGCAGTCGCCATCATCTTCCGGCTCAGCGTCATAGGGCGAGAAATCCACAGCAGTGAGCCGCTTGCCCTTCGACATGCTGTTGCCAAAAAACGCCGCAGCGCGACCCACTGCCCGATCTATCCGCATGCCCTGATTCAATGAGCCCCTGGAATTCTGGTAGGCCACCCATGATCGGAATTCGTGGAATGATACGCGGGTTTTGGCTTCGGCCACCGTGCGCCCGCCAATACCGTTAAGCACCAGGTCATGCCAAAAAAGATCATCAGGGCTTAACGCTTCTTGGCCTTGCTCTTTCCCAAGCTGTTGACCTCTGCCACCAGCTCAAACAACGCATGCGTCAAGCTTTCGCACAGCGCGCCGCGCTCTACGTCGTTGCCGTCGGCGTCCTTTGTCATGATCGGATTGCCGTCTGCATCAATACCCGTCACATCGTGCACGGTGAATATCGGCGCGCCGCGCTCATCACAAATGCATTGAGCAATACGGGACGCGCCCACGTCGGACCCGGCGCGCACGGTCGAAATATCCGACATCACGGAATGATAGGAAAGGCGCCGGACATATACCTCATCCTCGCGCATCTCTCCGTTCACCGCCCACTTTACTGATCGCTTGACTGGCGGACCTGAAAATCCCCCGCCAGATGTCAGGCTATCCAAAGATAGCGTCATGTCGGCCCCCTATCAGACTTTTGCGACAAGCGCAGGTTCGCCAGATACCTGAATGCCGATGCTGGAATTCACCATGGAGTTTTGTGCAAACGTGAACGGGTAGCTGTTCATGTACCCCTCGAATG